GCCATCACAGCCTGCGCCCCGCGTGCCGGACCTGTCCCGTGGTGCAGCTGTGCCAGGGGGCGTGCATGTTCCTCGACGGCGCGCTGTTCCGCCAGGCTTGCGACAACAGCTTCACCTACCATTCCGCCCTGCTGGCCGGCGCCCTCTACCACATCACCGGCGGCGGCGTTCTGAAGGAGATCACCAGCCGGGACGGCGTTGCCATCCGGGCTCGCCCGGCAGCCGCGAAAGAGGTGGCCTGAACCATGCCTGATCCCGCACTATCGGCGGCCATCAAGGAGGCCTACGCGGCGGCGCCCTCCGACGTGGTGATCCTGCATACGCTGGAACTGCGGCATCCGGCCTTTGTTGATAATGATGGCCTTGTGACCGCCATCCGGGTGGTGCGCGATCATATAGACCTGACGGCGCGGCTGGAACCGGGCGCGCCGCTGGATGGCGGGGCCATGGTGACGTTTGTGGCCCTGGCCTTCGATCTCTCCCTGCCACCCATCGACACCGCCCCGGTGCCGGAGATCACGGTGACGCTGGATAACGTGTCGCGCGAGATCGTCCGCCACCTGGACGCGGCGGTGGCAACGCAAGATCGGATCGAGATGACCTACCGACCATATCTTTCGACAGACAAAGAAGGGCCTCAGATGGATCCACCGATCACCCTTGGTTTAACCGAGGTGGAGGCCAATGCCCTGCAGGTCACGGGACGGGCGCGCATGCTCGATATCGGCAACAAGGCATTTCCATCAGAAACCTACACAGCAACGCGGTTTCCGGGATTGGCGAGATAAACCATGCATTGGGCAGAACACTACATCGGCATTCCTTGGTCGGCGACTGGAGAAGGACCTGACAACTTTCATTGTTGGGCTTTTGTCCGTCATATTCAGAAGCAGAATTTTGGCCGTGATCTTCCCGGCATTCCAAACCCAGAAGACGTTCTCGCAATTGCGCGGGGGTTTAGGGATCATCCCGAACGTCAACGCTGGGAATTGGTAAACGCTCCAAATGACGGCGACTGCGTTCTCATGCGCCAGGCCCGCTATCCCATTCATGTCGGTGTTTGGCTTGAGGTTGATAATGGCGGCGTCCTTCACTGCTCTCAGGAAGCCGGTGTGGCGTTCCAGACCTTAAATTCTCTGGCTTTGAACGGCTGGAGCGTCGAAGGCTTTTACAAGTACATCGAAAACCAATTAACTAGCTGAAATAAAAGAAAATAATATCATATGAGCTTGCTATAAAACGAGTTTGGAGCGCTCATGATTGTATCTTCTCTATCTTCATTAAGAGGCAAAAAATGAAGGAAATTTTGTATAACGCAATAATTGAAGACGTTAGAAGCGATAGATGCAGTGACGATGAAATATGCGCCCTAATACTTAGGTTTGAAATGGCCGTTCAGTCCATCGCACCAACCCTTGCGAAAAAGGCTTGGTTTGATGCGACAGCAAAACATCCAAATGATGAGAAACTTGCTCATAGGTTTTCTCTGGTCCTTGAGCGTGAAACAAATTATCCCAATGAAAAATGGGTTGGTAGGTTTGTTTACGGAAACAAAAAACTGAAAATTATAGGATCCATGGAAGCAATTAATCCACCGCTTCATCCGGAGACCATTCATCAAGATTAATTTCTTTGATCCGCGCCCTGAAGGTTTTGTCGAGGAGTTCTAACTTATTTTTAAGCCACTCATGCTGGGACGAACGATCAGCTTCATTGGAAGGGTCACATTGGCGATACAAGACAATTCTAGAGGCGATTTTGTCTGGAAGCTCTTTCCAGATCATGGGTTCGCCTACTTCAGCTTCTATTTGGTCTTTATCATTCTGCAACAAGTGAAAAAAAGCCTTGGAAGAATCTTCCGCAAACATACAGATTTCTGCTCCGATACGATTCTCTTTTGTGTTTAATAGGGCCGTCATTTTGACGCCGCTTCGGCCAATACTGAAATTGTACCAATGTTGTGCTCGTGGCTCTTGGGGCCGCAGATTTGATGAAGTTTCTCCAAGATAAGCGGAGAGATCTCTCCAATATTGGAGCTGCATTATTTTGGTATCTGTCATTGGTTGTTCGCTGAGCCTTTGGGCAGCGGACGATATGGATTTACTCCAATTGTTAGGCTTGGACACAATGTTGAATTTTGGAGCAGGGATTGAATCGTCTATGCGCCAAAGTTCGACTTCAAGCCCGAAAAAATGAAATCCGTCACCCGTTATTTTATTTAGCCAGTCGAGCGAGGCGCGGTGTTCTTCAGTAAATTTGGCGGCGACCCAAACGATTGTCACTGCCTGCAGACCCGCTGCGTAGGTCATGAGTTGGCCAAGGTGTCTGTGGTCTGTCTTTTCAATTTGGTTCTCAATAAGAACCCAAGAGTCATCGGCGGTGTTCCTACACAAGATGTCAGCCCGGAACGGGCCAACTTCTTTTTCTTGGGCTTCTACTTCGAGCTCCATACCAATTGCGTCGGATAATATCTCCATGTGCTGATCTTGAGCCAGCCATGGTGTGAAGTCGCGGTCTTCTGTTTCCCAGATGTCCCGGAGTTCAACGCGTTCAAATCTACCTAATTTCAATTAACTCACCCCCAAATAAATTTAATCAATCCTATCAGAGAGATTGTGTTTTCGATAGAGGAAGAAGACCGCCCATGTTGGCTAGTGTCCTAATGGTAAACAATCCGTTCTATCCTGATAGGGGGCGGGAAGTATTTTCGGTTACAAAAGTATGCACTTTGCGAAGTTGGCTCGACACTCGGTCAATATCAGAATTCGATTGCCCGACCATATGTCTGCATAACGGCGAGGCTGTATTGCGCACCAAGTGGCATTCGACTGTTGTTCAAGACGGAGACATTGTTGCATTTATTGCTCTGCCTCACGGCGGCGGTGGCGGAGGTGGCGGCAAAAATCCACTTAAGACGGTTCTCTCCATCGCCTTGATGGTGGCCGCACCCGCCTTGGGTGGAGCCCTTGCCGGATCTATGGGGCTGACCGGTAGCCTGTTTGCCGGAACCGCCTTTGAGGTTGGTTTTGGCACGATCATGGGCGGCGTGGTTGCGTTGGCAGGTTCAGCCCTGATCAATGCGGTGATCCCATCGCCGAGACCATCCGTGCCGAGCTTGAACTTCAGTGCCGTTGGATCGTCGCCCGCACCAAGCCCGACCTATTCTCTGTCGGCGCAAGGTAACGAAGCCCGTTTGGGGCAGCCTATCCCTGTGTTGTATGGGCGGCATCTGATCTATCCCGATCTTGCGACCCAGCCTTACCAGGAGTTTGTGAACAACGAACAATACCTGTTTCAGCTCCATGTGATTGGTCAGGGTGAATACGATCTGGAGCAGGTCCGCATCGAGGACACGCCGATTTCATCGTTTGAAGAAGTGCAAACTGAGGTCGTTGCCCCCGGTGGCAGCGTCACTTTGTTTGAAACCGACGTGGTCACGGCACCTGAAGTGGCCGGACAGGAATTGCTAAGTGCTGTCGATGGCGGTGCCTGGATTGGTCCCTTTACCGCAAACCCGGCAGAAACCATGGTCAGCCATCTCGGCATCGATGTGGTGTTCCCGCGTGGCCTTTATTACGCCAATGACGCAGGTGGCTTGGAAACCCGCACCATCCAATGGCAGGTGCAAGCACGCGCCATTGATGATCAAGGTGTCGCTATTGGTTCTTGGATCCCCCTTGGATCGGAGACCTATTCAGATGCGACCAACACAGCTCAGCGGCAAAGTTATAAATACGCCGTTACGCCGGGGCGTTATGAAGTGCAATTGCAACGTCTCGACACCAAGGATGCATCGTCCCGCGCCGGTCATGAAATCCGCTGGGGTGGGCTTCGCTCTTATCTGGATGGCACACCTGACTTTGGTGACTTGACGATTTTGGCCGTAAAAATGCGGGCGACGGACAACCTGTCACAACGATCCGCTCGCATGATCAACTGCATCGTGACGCGCAAATTGCCAATTTGGGAACCAGCGACAGGTTGGAGTGCACCCGTTCCGACCCGGTCCATCGCATGGGCTTTTGCCGATGCGTGTCGCGCCCAGTATGGCGCAAAGCTGGCCGATAGTCGGATTGATTTAAATGCGCTCCACACCCTGGATCAAATTTGGTCAGGTCGAGGAGATGAGTTTAACGGCATCTTTGATAGTTCCATGACCGTGTGGGAGGCTTTAACGCGGATATCGCGCTGTGGTCGGGCGGTGCCCGTGCTTCAAGGCGGCGTTGTTCGCCTCTACCGGGATGCGGCGCAGACCCTGCCAGTGGCCATGTTTGGGCCGCGCAATATCGTCAAAGGATCGTTCAAGATCCAATACGTTATGCCTGGTGAGGAAACGGCGGATGCGGTGACAGTTACGTTCTTTAATTCCCGCACATGGAAACCTGATGAGGTCACCAGCAGCCTGGCCGACAGTGCGGCAGAGCAACCGGCGAAGGTCGCGTTGTTCGGTTGCACCGACGCTGCGCAGGCTAAGCGAGAAGGCCTCTATATGGCTGCCGACAATCGGTATCGGCGGAAGCTGGTGTCCTGGTCAACGGAACTCGAAGGCATGATCCCGACCTATGGGGATCTGGTTGCCATCACCCATGACATGCCCCATTGGGGACAAGGCGGTGAAGTGGTGGCCTGGGACGATCAGGCACAGGTTTTGACCGTTTCTGAGCCGCTGACCTGGGAGACCGCCGCGGGGCATTATATAGCACTTCGCCGCCGCGATGGTTCGCTGGCGGGACCATTTTTGGCCGAGGCCGTCGAAGACGATGACCGCCTCGTTCATGTCTTGGAGCCATTAGACTTTACGCCATACACGGACACGTCTGAAGAGCGCACCCATTTTGCCTTTGGCGCGGGTGATGCTTGGGGTGCGAAAGCCCGTGTCATCGCCGTAAAACCCCGTGGCGAAAATGTTGAAATCACCGCCGTCGCTGAAGACGCCCGTGTCCATCAGGCAGACCTCGCCGCATAAGCCAACTTATAAAATCAAGGAACCAGAAAAATGAACCGACCTTCCCTGGAGGACGGGCATGTCCGCATGCCTGAAGATGAGTTTGAAGAACTCATGGAATTAGCCGCTGAGCGCGGGGCTAAACGAGCCCTTGCCACCGTTGGTTTGATTGATGAACACGCCGCCAATGACATCCGAGACCTCCGCTCCCTGTTGGGTGCGTTTCGGATGGCCAAGCACACCGCCTGGTCGACCGTCATCAGGCTGATCACGACGGGATTGCTCATTGCCCTCATGGCAGGCGTTGCCATTAAGCTCAAGTTGTTCGGGGGGATTCAGTGAAGCCCGCATTTTCTGAAAAATCCCTCGCCAAGCTTGCCACCTGTGACCCGCTCTTGCAGCGGGTTTTTCATGAGGTAATTCAAAACTTCGACTGCACCATTCTGGAAGGACATCGGGATAAAGACCGTCAGAACCAGATGGTGGCCGATGGCAAAAGTCAGGTGTATTGGCCGAATGGCAAGCACAACACGGTACCGTCATGCGCAGTCGATGTGACCCCTTATCCTATTCAATGGGATGACCGGGAGCGCCAGACCCTGTTTGCCGGATACGTCTTAGCAACCGCCAAGGCCATGGGCGTCAATCTTCGCTGGGGTGGTGATTGGGACCGGGACACCGAGGTCCGTGATAATTCATTCGACGATTTGGTTCATTTTGAGATTGCGGAATAAGTCATGCTGGAAAAAATATTCGGATCGATTGTCGGGGGTGGTGTGGTGACTGCCGCCGAGGACGTTGCCAACATCATCGACCGGTTTGTTGAGACCGACGATGAAAAGCAGGCTGCTGAAATCATCAAGGCAAAGCTTATGATGACACCGAGCCTAGCTCAAATCGAACTCAACAAGATCGAGGCTGGACATAGAAGCATTTTTGTTGCGGGGTGGAGGCCGTTTATCGGCTGGGTTTGCGGGTTTGCGCTGCTCTGGCACTTCATCCTGTTTGATCTTTTGAACTGGATTACAGTGAACTTCTTCCCCCACGTGACAGCGCTATCTGAACTGACTGGAACCGAAACCCTGGTCACCATTTTGCTGTCGCTGCTTGGCCTTGGGGCCATGCGGACGGTGGAGAAGTTCGGGGGAAGGGCTAGGTGAGAAGGCTGCCTGAGATGAACGTCAAATATTATTGAGGATCCGCTTCAGTCAGCAGTCTCTAGTAAGCGCAAGACGTCTTTGCTAGAGCCTCGGACCAAGGCATCACGCATATTGCGCGGAGGTAAGCCGAGATCGTTCCTGATATTTGAGTTTATTTGGAGACGGGCCAAGGCGAAGTGAATCTTACCTGCCTCTTCGGTACCAGTTCTATCTGTGATCAGCCATATTTGCTGTATGTATGACACCCATTGTAGATCGAGTAAGTCTATAACGAGATCGCGTTGATCCTGTTCAAACTGATCAACGTATTTCTGAACGTTGTTGACGTATTCTGCTTCTCTCTCACCGAGAAATCCGTATGGAAACTGCTGGGTGAAATCATCAATATTTATGTCCATTTTTACTTGTCTCCGATATTTTATCACCCTTATCTCTGAAATATATCCACCTTGGTCTCGAGGCATTTCCTTAACAAGAGATCGTTTGACCCAATCCCGAACCAACTGTCGGGCTTTTGGTAAAAATCCAACCCTCGCCCGATTTTAACCGTCCAGCCATTATCAATTCTGATTTCACGGTCGTGCATGTGCTCGTTGATCTGAATATCGAGTTCTATATCAACGTCTAATAGACTTTGTTTCAATTCACTAAGTCTCTCAGAAAGTGCCTGAACGTCCGTGTCGTTATCATAACTGGTAATTAGAACAATTTTTCTAACGGTTGGGGTTTTGATAACGGCCTCGCAGAACCGAACAAAATTGTGCACCTGATGCGTTGCCCTAATATATGGATCTTCAATTTCGACAGCTTTAGCCCCGTTTAAATAGGGTGCGATGAGGCTTTCGTAACTGTGGCCCGTATCGCCATAATAAATTGTGAAATGTTGCTCACTGGGCAGAGGTTCAGCCTTCGTTGTTATTTCAACATCTTTTACCTCGGTGACTGCCACGGGCGCGGCTTCCGCCGGGACAGTAATAACTGCATCGGGGATTTCAGATGTTTCGCCGTTCTCGTGTATATCGCGTCGTGTTGGCTCTTGAGTGGCTAGGGCTGTTTTAGATTCCGGGCAGAAAACAACAACTTCACTTCCGTCCTTGTCAAAGAATGAGAGGTTGATTTTAGAGAACTCGTCATCAGACTTTCTTTTGTTCATTTGCTCTTTGATACGTCTGCGACTTTCAACTGCATAACTGACATATTCATCGAACTCTTCGTCTGTTGGTTTATTGCCAGGATGTAAAATTTTCAGCAAGGCGGACACTGTCTTCTTGATCCCTTTTTCGTCACGCCCTTCCACGGCTTTTCCTAGGCGAATTCTCTTGCTGACCTCCTCGTATCGATTGGTGTGTTTCAGCTGATAATGAAAAGCCTCAGCTAAGTAGTCGGTGATAAAGCCATAGTTCGATGTAAGAAAATCACTGCTGTTTTTTGGCATCTCCCATCCTGGTAGATAAGACGCAAAGCGATCCATGACTGCCAGATCAAATTCCTTCGGTAACCTGATGTCATTTCACAAGGAATGTAAGGTGTTTTTGGAGCTATTAGAGTAGCACTTTGTTGCCTTAAGCGTTCAAGATGGATCTCTGAACAAAATGAAAAAAATATTCAGCAGAGAAAAGAATCATGAGCCGCTCCTTCATGTTGAGCGAAGTGGAATAGACGCCCTTGCGGATGTTGGTCAGAACACATCGATCACTCGTATCAATGAGAAACTCAGTGCATTTGATACTTGGAGTACAGATGACATTGAAAAACGCCAGATGATGTTAATCAACCTCGCACACGAAATTTGGCAGACAACAGCTATTGAAGGCTAAATCAACACTTTAAGGCCGTAAAACAAATATCTTGAGGGGCCTTATGAAGGTTTGCATAAAAAGCTCGACTTTTTGCTATTCGACATATATGTTCCCTTACAGGGATCAGACAGCAGCGCTCCCTATCTGGGACCATACAATAGAGATTAGTAATGAGAGTTATCTCGCGCAAAGCCCTTAAAGAGTTTGCGGGTCGTTTTCCAGATGCGGAGGGCCAGCTAGATGCATGGTATCACGAAACCAAAAAGGCGGACTGGAGAACACCTGTAGATATTAAGGCCAAGTATAAGAGCGCGAGCATACTAAAAAACAGTAGGGCTGTGTTCAATATCTGCGGGAATAAATACCGGATCATCGTAAAAATTAGCTACGAAAACGGAATATTACTGATTCGATTTGTTGGTACGCATAGTGAATACGACAAGATTAATGCGGAGGAAGTGTGATGGCTGAAAAAATTCGTCCAATTAGGAGCGAGGAAGATTATCAAGGTGCTCTTGCGCGTATCGAAATTCTAATGGATGCGTTGCCTGGTACTGATGAGGCTGATGAACTTGAGGTTCTTGCGACGCTTATTGAACTTTATGAAGATGTGAACTTTCCTATCAACCTTCCAGACCCAGTCACAGCAATCAAATTCAGAATGGAGCAGGAAGGGTTAAATCAAAGTGATCTCGCGCCTATTTTTGGGAGTCGCGCGAAGGTGTCAGAGGTGCTCGCGGGGAAGCGAGCTCTCACGCTTAAAATGATTCGGGCACTGAACGAGCACTTGGGCATTCCAGCTACAGTTTTAATTCAACAAAATGGCGTAGGAATTCCGGAAAAAATCCAAGGCGTTGAGTGGGATAAATTCCCGCTTCTGGACATGGCAAAGCTCGGCTGGGTAAAGCGGTCAAACAATCTAAAAGATCGAGCAGAAGAAGTTATGCGTGATCTAATTGACCGTGCCGGAGGACTCGGTGCCTTGCCTCAAGCCATGTACCGAAAAACTACCACTGGGAGACGAAATGCAAAGACTAATCCCTATGCTCTTCAAGCCTGGTGCCTTCAGGTGCTTGCGAATGCGCGAAGTGTTGACCTAGGTAGTACATATAAGGATGGCACTGTTACGGTTGAATTTCTGCGAGAATTAGCAAAACTCAGCGTGTTTCAGGAAGGGCCAAAATTAGCTAAAGAATTCTTGATGCAACATGGCATTGCCCTTGTAGTACAACGTCATCTACCAAAAACTTACCTTGATGGGGCCGCAATGCGCACGATTGAGGGAGTTCCCGTTATAGGGATGACACTTCGCTTTGATCGAATAGACAACTTCTGGTTCTGCCTGCTTCACGAGCTCTCTCATGTTGGGCGTCATATGACAGGGAATGGGGACGAGCTCTTTGTGGATGATCTAAGTCTTCGAGACCGTGATCACATAGACGACGATGAAAAAGAAGCTGAAGCAGATGAGTGGGCCCAAGAAGCTCTCATTCCTTCAGAATTATGGGAAGAACATCTTGCCCAAAAACAACCAACAGGAAAAAGAGTGAGCTCTCTTGCTAAGCAAGCTGGGGTTCACCCCGCCATTGTGGCTGGACGTGTCCGCCACGAAAATCACAATTTTAGACTTTTGTCACAGTTTGTGGGAACCGATGAGGTGCGAAAACAGTTCTTTGAGAAAGTCGTCTAACGACAAAGGTGTACGCTCCTTCCACCCGTCTCGATGAGAAACTCTATGCGTTCGACACTTGGGGTAAGATGACATTCTTATCGCGCATTATAACGCCTACGGCCCGAACAAAGCGCTTCTAATGAAATGTATTGAAACCCATGCCTAACGAAAAAATTCAATTTATTATCGATAATTTGCAAGAGAACCTTGAGGTTGAAGTTAAAAATTGGCTGGGTGGACTTGCGGAAAATTCAGATAAAGCCCTACTCGCCAAAGAGATAATAGCCTTGGGGAATAATGGTGGCGGATATATTTTCATTGGATTTGATGAATTGGAGGATGGATTTTCAGAATCCGCCCAAGAAAATGATGAATTGAAAGCATATACCCAAGACATCTTGGCAGGCATAGTTCACAAATATGTAACTCCGGCATGTCAGTGCCATCTAGAGTTTGCATCTCCAACAGGTTCTGAACAAATTCATCCAGTAATAATTGTCCCCGGAAACCACAGAACTCCGCTGTTTGCTGCAAGGGGCGGGCCTGACAATGAATTAGAAGCAGCTAAGGTGTATGTCAGGCGGCCAGGAGGGTTTAGTGAACCCGCGAGAACACAAGATGACTGGGAAAAATTAATAGAACGAATTGTTAAAGCGAGACAAACTGAGATGCTTTCAGCATTTCGTGAAATATTGGACCCTTCTTCACGCATCATTGAAAGCGATACCTCAACAATTGAGGATTGGCACATTGAAAATTATGGGCTGTGGAATGAAATTGTAGAAGAATTTGATGATGATGATCCGCGAAAACTACAGTCAGGACATTGGTCGGTTTCTTTCTCTCTCACGCCCTTCAGTGCAGAAACCTTAGCAGCATTAAACTCAGCACTTGATAGGGAAATGCCCAAGCGTTCTGGGTGGCCCCCATTCACGTACTTACATCGTCCTCCTGTAAAGCCAGTAGCTCAAGGGGACAAAATATTCGCCTATCTAGGTGAAATGGAGGATAACGAAAGACCTGAGGATCGTGCGGATCACTGTGATTTTTGGCGAATTTCCCGAGATGGGAAAGGTTTTATGCTAAGGCCTATGCAAGAAGATCGAGCTGGTTATCCAGGAGAAATTTACCCTAGACCAATAGGCCCTTTCTTTGATTGGACGATTTCAATATATCGTATCACTGAGATCTTTCTTTATATGAAGGCTTTGGCTGAGAGGTTTAGTGAGCCTGACGGGACATTCCAACTTCTGATCAATTTTCAGAATACAAATGGTCGCAAGCTCGAGCATAGTGATCGACGGTATACTCTAAATACTGGACAAATGTGTCATGCCAATTTTTTAGAATCAGGAATTGAAGGCCATATTTCTGATATAGACCCAAACCTTGTGGAGCTTGTCTGGTCTGCCTTGGCACCTATTTATGAGCAATTTGATTTTCAAGAATTACCCAAAGTTCTTGTCGCCAATATTGTGGAAAGTGTATTGAATTATCCACGTTAAAATTATGCAAAGGTTGGATATTCAGAGCTACGCTTGAATACTCTTTAATATGAGGAGACGGTTCAAATCGAGGTTCTCTCCCTCCGCCATTTTCCTGTTCGCACACGTTCATAGAAAACCGGAAACGTTCACTAAATATAAGTAGTTACAATGAGGATACGGCGTCTGTGTGTCGTGGGCAATCGCTTGCGTTCGCCTAAAATCATGTTTATAGTATGGGTAGAAATGTGGTTATGATTGAAGGCGGACGTTATGGCGCGCAGTATTAACCGTTTGTCAGCAAGAGCAGTCAGCACATTGGCCAAACAAGGTCTTCATGCGGACGGTGGCGGGCTGTATCTACAAGTCAGTCGGTTCGACACCAAGTCATGGATTTTCCGGTTCACGCTTAACAAGAAGACCCGTGACATGGGACTTGGCCCGCTACATACAATCAGTCTTGCGGAAGCCCGTGAAGAGGCTCTGCAATGTCGTAAGATGGTGCGCGACGGCATTGATCCTATTGGAGTTCGAAGAGAGCTTCTTGCTAAACGGTTAAACCAGGCATCGTCGTTCATCACGTTCAGACAATGCGCAGAAGCTTACATTTCTTCACATAGTGCAGCCTGGAAGAACGTCAAACATTCCACCCAATGGCACAACACCCTCAATACATACGTCTATCCGGTTTTTGGTGACTTATCTGTCCAAAGCATCGATGTTGGCCTTGTGTTGAAAGTACTGGAGCCTATCTGGCAAACGAAAACTGAAACGGCCAGCCGGGTGCGGGGACGGATTGAAAGTGTGCTGGACTGGGCGGCCACCCGAAAATACAGGAAAGGTGAAAATCCGGCTCGCTGGAAAGGACATCTGGACAAGCTGCTGCCCCAGAAATCCAAGATACAGAAAGTAAAACACCATGAGGCTTTGCCTTATGCCGATATTAACCCATTTCTTGTTCGCCTTCGTCTGCAGAACGGGATTTCAGCTTTTGGGCTCGAGTTCCTGATCCTTACTGCGACAAGAACCAGTGAAGTAATGAAGGCGAGTTGGAGTGAGATCGATCTCGACGCCAAAGTCTGGACGATCCCGGCGGATCGTATGAAATCTGGAAAAGAGCACCGTGTCCCTCTTTCATTGCGGGCGATAGAATTGCTTGGCGAAGTTGGAAAATTTCAAACTGGTGAATTTGTATTCCCCGGCCAGAAGCCTAAAAGTTCGCTGTCAAATATGGCTTTCCTGCAACTGCTGAAACGCATGGGGGAGCGCGTGACGGCCCACGGTTTTAGATCCACCTTCAGGGACTGGGCGGCAGAGCAAACAATGCATTCACGTGAAGTTGTGGAAATGGCTCTTGCTCATGCCATTGGCAATAAAGTTGAAGAAGCTTATCGCCGTGGCGATCTGTTTGAGAAGCGGAAGAGACTGATGGTTGATTGGGCAGTGTATTGTGATCAAGTCCTCGCTGAAGATTCTGCCGATGTGGTACCGATTTCAGGTTAGATTTGTTTGCGCGATAGGTCCGCAATGTCGTTGTAGATTTTGGAGGAACGCCAATGTCAAAGGATCCGTTCGGGCCTAAAGGTTATTCGAGGCTAAAACATACCCTGCCGGATGATTTGAAGCAGGCGATTTTATATGCGCTTTGCTCTAGAGAGGTCGTCAAAACATTTGATCAAATCTCCCAACTATTGGCTGAAGAGAAAAAAGGGAAGAAACATGAAGATCGAAACGAAGAAGTCAGAAAAATCAAAGCGTTTCTGGCAGCCCTTGACGACTCTGTAAGCATTTTTCACGCCGTCAATGAGATTTCAAATAGTAGTAGTAAACTAAAAGAGGTGCGGGCGAGATTAAAGAAAATTCAAAATACGGCGATGGTTTTGCACGCCAACTTGGAGGACGTAAGTTTCGGGGAACGCGACTTTTTAGGAGAAGAAATTTCAACGTTGATTGATACGCTGAATGCGGTGAGCGTTAGGGTTGCTCAATTGCTGATATTTCCAAGAAAAGTGGCAAGTAAACTCAAGCCAGGTAGAAGGCCTGTCGACTATTCTACATTGCAAATGGCTGCACACGTAGCGGAGGCTATGAGGCATGACTTGGGGGAAATACCTACGTCCACGAAAAATGGCTTGTTCATTGAATTGCTTGAAATCGTATACCAAGCTGCGACAGGCAAAGATCCGAAAGCCCTTCATGGACTTGCTGGGCGGGCGCTGAAAGTCAAGGTCAAACGAAACCCAGATGGATCTATTATATTCGATCCATCCAGCCCCATCTAATTCGCACGATACATCACAATTCCATGGGATAGCACTCCTCTTTGGCCACGCTATAAGATGCCCAGTAGTTGGCGCACGTATCCGTTTGAACGTGCATGAACGAGGGCAGGATATGAATATCAAACCACAAGATCCAATCTTGGTTTCTATCTCCGAAACCAGTCGCATCATCAATCTCGGGAAAACCAAAACCTATGAGTTGATTGCTGGTGACGACTTGGAGACCGTCAAGATTGGATCGCGACATCTTGTGACAATGGAATCAATTCGTCGGTTAGTGGTGAAGCTTCTAGCAGAAGCAAATCAGAATCCCTCCAGCGTACAACTGCGCAAGCGCGACATTACTAAAAATCTGGAACCCAACCAATCCCGGTTGCGTTAGTCCGAGACATTTCAGTCCCCGAATTTTGAGCAACCCCTGTTAAAAAAATGGAAAACAAAATGACAAATCTAAATATCGGAGCAAGCGGCAATTTCACCCGTCACACGAAATTTAACTCAAAGGCAAGCAAGTGGTTTGTCCGCAGCGACGACGAAGACGTTGAAATCGGTAATCCTACGTTTGTGATCGATTTTCCAAACATACGAACGGGCTGGCACTGTTTCCGCGAAAACCAAGCGCCCGAAAGATTGATCGACCCCTCGCTAGATCGCGCAGCGCCCAGTCCCGGTGAGGGTTTCAAACGTGGCTTTGTAGTTCGAGTCTATAGCCAAAAGCATTTTTTTGGACTGGTGGAGCTTTCTAGCGCCTCGATCCACATGGGCAACGCAATCCGTGAGATGTTTCAAGCTTACGAAACCGATCGCGATAAACACCCCGGCGAACTGCCTGTGATTGTTTGTACTGGCTCGGAAGCGATGAAAGACAAATATGGCACAAACTACAAGCCAATTCTGGAACTGGTGAAATGGGTTCCTCGACCAGCGGAAATGCCGGATCAGAGCCCGGTCGATCCTGCTGACGTTTGGCAGCCCGAAGCGCCAGCAGCACAACCTCAGCAACAAACTCACGTTCAGCCGCCTTCCGCTGACAGCCAAACGCTTCCGGATCGCGATATTGAGTATTGATAACACTCTTGATTGGCCCCGCCACATGCGGCGGGGCTCTTCTTGAGAGTCTTCGGAAATGGCAACATGTCTCCACGCAACTTCCAATCTAAACTCGAACCCGACGCCGATCAGATGCTTCGCCACATGGAGCATCTGTATGGTGGCGATCTCGACGGTTGTCACGAGGGCAAAATCGAATTGGCGTGGACGAACGCCAAGGATGGACGGCTTTGCAATGCGGCCATATTTGGCACCGATCAGATTGAAGAAATGGTCGAACGTGCTGTGATGGAAAATAGGGTCCCGGGCCAGAACGTCTACATCGGCCAGGCGCTTCGCAAACATGACATTCCGCCATTTGGTCGCTGTAAAGACGAGGATTTTCTGTCCTTGACCGCTTTCTATGTCGATCTTGACGATGACGGCGCCGCGGCGACGGCGTGCTCAATTTATCGCATTCGCAGATGCCCACCCACTGCCGTTGTCGTCACTGGTCGTCATCCGTATGAACGGGCACAGATGCATTGGCGACAGGAGACCCCTGAACGTGATGCGGAGGTCTGCCGCCAGATGAACAAAACTCTGGCAGATGCGCTCGGTGGCGATCGATCGGTAATCAACCCAAGCCGTGTCATGAGGCTTGGCGGCTCAATCGCGTGGCCGCACAAACCCGGTCGAATTGTCGAGTGTACCGAGTTTGTCCTGTTTGATGACGACAGACCAAAGATCTATTATCCGGGACAGTTGGCGAAGGCATTTCCTCTCGTCAATCCTGGCGGGTCGCCATCCAACGCCGGTTCACCAATCATTTTGCCTGTCGTCCATTCCACCGTCTCCCTCGACATTGGTTCTGAGTTCGAGGGCGTAACCGTAGAGGCATGTTTAGCTGCCATTCGTTCTGGCCAGCAGTGGCACAACAACATGGTGCGGCTGACGGGCCATTGGATCTCGAGAGGCTTTTCCGATGAAGAAATTCTTACTATTTCCATGTCTCTTACCCTGCCTGGATACACCGTCGATCAAACCAGGTTGGAAGTCACCAAAATGATTGAAGGTGGGCGGTCCAAATGGAATACGCCCAACCCAGCACACGAACTGGCAGAAGCCTCCCATGGCACACTGCCGTTGGTGCCTGCATTCATTGA